CGGCGGCGAGCCCGACCCCGGCGAGTCGGAACGGGCCAAGACGACCGCCGCGAGGGGCGCGAACCTTGACCAACTCGCGCTCGGCGTCGGTGACACGCCGCACCGCGGCCTCCTCGTTGGCAAGCGCGTTCGTCGCGGCACCTTGCTCGGCGAACGCCTGGTATTTCCGCAGCGCCGCCTGCGCCTTCTTCAGCTCCCGCTGCAGCGACGCCGAGTCGGCGATCAGCTTGACAGTGAGCGAGCGCTCAGGCACTGGCCCATCTCTGGGCGGCGCGGGCGAGCATCCGATCGACAGCCTGCATCGTCGGCCCCTCGACCGCGTTCTGGACGGGCGTCATCACTTCGACGTCGAGCCGGTTTGCGAACTTCGGGCGCCCGTAGCGGCCTGGATTCGCCCGTGTGTAGCGGCTGCGCTGCATCGGCGCGACGTAGACCATGTTCTTGCTGATCCCGATGCGCATGTTCCACCACTTGTCGCCGATGTTCGAGAACGTGTCGATCGTCTTTCCCTCCGCGGCCCGCTCGACGGGCCGAGCGATCTCGCGCAGTTCCTTGCGCAGCCCGACGTAGGTGTCGTGAGCGAACAGCCGCGTCGCGTTCATCAGCTCCGCGAACCCCTCGACAACGACGAGATCCCCCCTAGCCATCGCCCGCCCCGTGGATGGCACCGAACATCTCGACGCACTGGAGCAGTTGCGACGGCGTCATCTCGCCCACCCCCGCCGGCGTTACCCCGAAGAATCCCAGCCGACAGTCCCAGAGCTGCTCGGGAGCACGGGCGAGGTCTCCGAGTTCGCTGTCGAACCGTGACCAGAGGAGCTGCCATTCCTGGTCGAGCTTGCCAAAGGGTCGGCCTCACCCTCTTCGCGGGGCGCGTCACCGGTCGTGTCGAGCGTCACTGCCGAGAAGGAGGGCGCGTCGATCAGCCGCTCGTAGACGCTCGGAACGTCGGTGTTTTCGATCTTGCCGGCGCGGCGCAGCGCGATCACCGCGAACACGCAGACGAGCTCCGGGTCGGCCTTCTCCAGCCCGTCGCCCATGTCGACCGGCATGTAGCTGGTCAGCCGCTTGATCCAGCCGTACTCGCGGGTCGTCAGCTCCTGCCCGTTCAGGTCGAGCGGATAGCGGCCGTCCCAGGGGCGGACACCTTCGACGACGACGTCCATCTACGGAACGGACGAGAACGCCAGCCCGGCGGCGTCGCAGGCCGTGAACGTCGCCTCCCAGGTGTCGACCTCGCCGCGGGTACGGTTCGGCGACCCGTACGTGAGCAGCTGCACGTTGCCGGTCAGCTTCGGGTTGGTGGCCGAGACGATCGTTGTCTGGTCCGGGTACCAGATGAAGACGACGATCGACCGCTGGCGATGGATCGGCTCGAGCGTCGCGTGCACTTCGGCGGCACCGTAGGAGCCGTAGAAGGTGACGGTCACCGACTGATCGGTCGTCCCCGCCAGGTACTCGTTGACGCCGGTCGCCGAGAACCCCGATACGTCGACACGCTCATGCTCGGAGCTGAAGACGACTGCACGAGCAAAGTTCGAGAGCACGACCGCGTTGACGGACACGTAGTCCTTGAGGGCGATGACCTTAGGCATCGCTGGCTGCCTCCTTCTTTACGTCCTTGGCGAGCTTGATCGCACCGGCCTGGAACGCGAGATCCTCGTGCTCGTCGGTCAGCTCGGCCTCGAACTCCTCGCCCGGCTGGTGATCCATGAACGGCGTGTTACCGGCGACGACGTACTTCTTCTTCGCCACAGTTGCCTCCCGCTATAGAGGTGCCTCTACGCGCCACTCGCAGCCGAGCACGCGCCCGTCGACCATGTCGGGGTATTCGCGGTATCCCGACCATTCCTGAACGTTCAGATCGGCTTCTATGAGCGCGGCCCCGACGCCGGTCGCCGGCTCGAGCAGCTTCAAAAGCACCTGTTGGGCGGCCAGGTCGTCGGTGACGTTCACGCGAGCCCTGACCGTCCAGAAGGCCTCCTGCGAGGCTGAGCCGTATCCCATTGCCTCCTGCGATGGGTCAGCCGGGTAGATGTCGATCGATGGGTACGAGGCGTTCGTGTTGTAGTACCCCGTCACCTGAAGTTCGGGGATGTCAGCAACGAGCGTCAGCAGGGTGCTCTCGACGAGCTGCCGGTTCTCCTCCAAGGTCACGCGACCCCCTCGGCCGTCTTCAGCGGGCGGAGCTTCAGCGCGTGCCGCGCCCAGGTGTTCCACGGCTGCACGATCGGCACCATCTCCGGGCCGACCGTCAGCACCCCCGTCGCGGACAGCGACTGCTTCCAGTGCTCCTCGGCCCGCTCAAGGTTCACCTCGGCGACCAGATCCGGCGGCGGACTGGGAGCGGGTGCCTCCGTCGTATAGCCCAGCTCCCAGTCGATCTCAGCTGCCGCCGCATCGAGACATCGCTGCATAGCTGCCGTCTCCGCTGCGGTCGGAGCGGGCTTCTGAAGCACCCGTTGCAGCTCGGCGACGTCGATGTATGCCATCAGGCGACCAGGTTCCTGCCGATGTAGTCCTTGTTGCCGGCGACCACAGAGCGGCCGAGCCGGTCGGTCGCCTGCGAGGTTCCCGGAACCGCGTTGACGAGCGGGACGCCGAGGTAGTCCTTCGTCATCGTCGTCGTCACCTGGAGACCGACGCTCGGCGCGCCGCCACCTCCCTCGGCCGCCTGAATCGACTCGATGATCTCGGCCTTCGTCATGTCGTTGTTGGCCGGGCTGATCTCTCGCTCGCGGGCGTAGTCGAGCAGCTCGGCCTTCGTCATCTCGTCGAAGCTGCTCATCACGGCGTCTTCGTGATCTTGATGATCGCCGTCGACTCGACGACCAGCGGCGTGAAGTAACCGGCATAGGCGACCTGCACACCGAGTACCGACGGCTCGGTGACGCTCAGGCTGCCGATCCGGTCTTCGTACACCTCCGCGCCGGCGGTCGAGACGACCAGGATCCGCGATGCGCCGACACCGGCCGACACGTAGATCGGGATCCCCGAGATCTGGCCGACCAGGCCGGACGAGAAGTCGGAGGCGTTGAAGCCGCCGGGTGACGAGGACGGCACCGCCGGGACGGGCGGGAAGACCGGCCCGACCGAGGCCAGCATCGCGGGCGGCATGAACGCCGCGAACCGGCCGGCGCCCTTCGTCGACGTATAGATTTTGCTCGCCGCATCCCAGAGGCTCGCGGCGAGCTGGTCGGCGGTGTTCGCGCCGGTCGGCAATGCCAGCCCGGCGGTGGCGGCCGCGTCGAAGGTCGTGAACGCGTTCGCCTCGGTCAGCACCGCGTACTGAGCGGCCAGATCTTGGACGACGATGTCCATGATCCCCGGCTGCGACCAGTCCATGTCCTGACGCGAGACGTTCACATAACCGCCGAGCGTGACGGCGGTTCCCGTCACGGAGCCGATCACCATCTTCTGGCTGGTCAGCTCGGCCTTCTCAGCGGACTGCGCGGCGACGGAGGTGTGCTGGGTGACCTTTGGCCGCGTCCACGTCTTGCTCGGCAGTTGCCTGGGGCCAAGGAAGGTGACGAGTGGCCGGTTCGAGTCGATGAAGTTGATCACCGGGCCGAGGATCGGCGCCGGGATGATTCCGGGGTTGTCCGTCGTGGTCTGATGTGCGGCGGCGCGGTGGAAGAGCTCGACCCGCTCGGCCGCCTCGAGGTTGCCGACCCCGGCTGCCCAGCGGTCGCACAGGTACTCGCCGGCGGAGCGGTACTCGACCTCCTGCTGCGGCGCCTCGCGGGTCTGCAGCTGCGTGATCGTCGCCAGCTTGCTCGCCGAGTCCTGCGCGATCCGCTGCGTCTCGAGCATCGGGTCGAGCTGCTCATGCAAGGCCGTGATCTCGTCGCGAGCCCGCTTTGAGAGCTCGAGCTCATGCGAGTTCAGGTCGCGGCCCTCTTTCTGGGCCTTCTCCAGCAGCGTCTCGATGAACTGCTGCTTGCCGTCGATCTCGGCCTTGTAGCGGCCGAGCATCCCATCGATGTTGCTACCCATCTGCGGGGTTCCTTTCAGGACGAGGGTTTGCACCGTCGCCATGGCTCGCCACCGGAACCCCGCAACTGCCGGAATGGCCCAGCCCCACGGCAGGTAGGTCTAGCGGCTGCCCGAGAGCCTAGCGTATTGCTCGGCCAGCAACCAGGCCCGCACCTCGTCGGCGTTCGGCGTCGTCGTCACGACCGCATCCGCGTTGCGGACGGACAACACTTTCGCGCCGGGATGGGCCGGCTCCGGGGTGAACGCGACATGCCCGATCCATACCTTCGAGAGACGCCGCTCGTCCCTCGAGGGCCACTGCTCACCGCCGGGCATCGGCAGGAACCCGGCCGACACGTCGAGGACACCATCTTCGGCCAGCAG